TACAAGAAATAAAAAAAGCCACACAAGTAGATGTTCAAATATGGGCGGCACGTTCAATTGAGAAAGTCTTTCAAAAACTAGGCCTACCATACGACTTAACTGCCAAAACAAATTCTCCATCATTTACAAAAAACTTTCTGCAGAACCATCCACACCCAATGGTAAAACAAATAGCTCGTGCTAGGGAAATAAATAAATCTCATACTACATTCATTGATACCATACTAAAGCATCAACATAAAGGTAGAATACATGCAGAGATAAATCAAATTAGATCTGATCAAGGTGGTACGGTAACCGGTAGATTTAGTTATAACAATCCAAATTTACAGCAGATACCATCACGGAACAAGGAACTCGGACCACGGATCAGAAGTTTATTTATACCAGAAGAAGGTTGTCAGTGGGGTTGTTTTGATTATTCACAACAAGAACCACGTCTTGTTACACATTACGCTAGTCTTGATGGACTCTACGGTGTAGACGAAGTATTAGATGCATACAACAATGGCGAAGCAGACTTTCACCAAATTGTAGCTGAGATGGCAAGCATACCAAGATCACAGGCTAAGACCATAAACCTTGGATTGTTTTATGGTATGGGTAAGAATAAACTACAAGCAGAACTAGGTATATCAAAAGAAGATGCTAATGATTTGTTTAGACTTTATCACGCTAAAGTGCCTTTTGTTAAGATGTTAATGGAAAGTGTAATGAGTAGAGCCCAGGACAAAGGTCGTGTTAGAACTTTATTGGGTCGTAGATGTAGGTTTAATTTATGGGAGCCCAATCAGTTCGGAATACATAAAGCGTTGAATCATGAAGATGCACTCGCGGAACACGGACCAGGGATCAAAAGAGCATTTACATACAAGGCATTAAATAAATTAATACAAGGGTCAGCAGCTGACATGACTAAGAAAGCCATGGTAGATTTATACAAAGAGGGTATCATACCACATATACAGGTGCATGATGAACTTGATATATCTGTTAGTGATAACGCAGATAAAATAAAAGAGATTATGGAATCTGCAGTACAATTAGAAGTACCTAACAAAGTGGACTATGAATCTGGTCCTAATTGGGGTACAATTAAATGAGGAGTTTTTATGGCTTATTTAAATGC